ACCTTTTTCAATAGCAAGTTCGTTTTCTTTCATCCATTCCTCAACTACGTAGTTAAGGTAAGAATCTACTTTTTCTGTTAATTCAGATTTAGCAGTTTCTTTGGCTTCTTCTAAATTCTTAGCATATTCTTCTTCTAATCTTTCGATTTCTGCACCAACTTTTGATTTGATAGCAGCTTCGAAGATAGTAGCAGCTTTTGCTTTAAATTCATCGGATAGATCGTCTTGGCCATTGATTAAAGCATCAACATCTTCTTTGACGTTAATCTCTTTAATTTTATCTTTGTGCTTGTCTTCAGCAGTCTTCTCTGCTTCAGCGTCTTTAGATTTTTCTGCGAGTTCCTCGCCATCATGTTCGACTTGGTCGCCAGCGGCAATAGATTCTTTCGGTGGTTTAATACTTGAAGAACCTTGAGAAACAGGAGCAGAATCACCTTTGTCAGCTTTCGCATTAACAGAATCCTTCGTAGGGTTAACATCTTTTGCGTAATCTTTCTTAGGTGCATCTGATTTTACTACAGCTGGACCTGTGTCTGTTACTTCTTTAGATGTTTTCGCTATGTGTGATGGTTCTGGAGCAACTGCCTTTTTAGCAGGTTCATTAGCAGCGGCTTCTGCAACAACTTCTTCAGTTGCAATCGCTTCTAAATCTTCAAGCTTTTTTTCTACTTCTGACATTTAACTCTCTCCTTATTAATTCGAATTAATATAATATAATATTTATAATATTACAATTTTGAAAGGAACTTTTTGAATACGCTAGCGTTTTTCTCTGCGAGTTCAATTCGTTTCGCTCTCTCAATTGTCTTTTTCATTTCGTGTATATCGACTTCTCGTATAACACCATTATCCCAAACCCATTCTTTGCCTTCCATGATACCTTGTACAAAGGCATCTGGCGCAGATGGATCTGCAACTATGTCGGCTGCAGTTGCTAAGTAAAAGTCTCTACCTACGTAGTTACTACCGCCTTTATTCTCCAGCGACCCCATGCCTCTGGAAGAAACTCCTAATTTTGCACCCTCATCTATTAAGTTTTTCACAATTTTTCCATAAGGGGTGTCCATAATTTTAGCTTCACCTATAAAGTTTTTACCTTCAGGTTTTAAATCGGTGATCATATGAGAAACACGTTCTAAGTTGACAGTTGGTCCGTCAGGATGTCCAAGTTCGCCAAAAGCTCTTTTTTGCTCGACAAACTCTTTGTTATAACGATTGACCTCTTTAGTAAGAGTTTCCATAGGATAGATACGTCCGTTTCTGTTCTTCATGTCAGCTTGCATGAAAACACCACGTATCTTGTAATTCTTTTTACCGTTGGCTTCTTCAACGATATATTCTGCGTCTGATACTTCTTCTCTGATAAGTTTCATTTGTAATACCTAGTAACTATTTATAACTTTTCTACGCTTCAGCACTAGCTATTGTACGCAATGGCTGTACTTTTTGAAGTCGCACATGTAATCTCTTGTAATGCTTCTTTAATGATGTACTCAGTACCCCCAGCAGGTATGTAAACAGTCCCTACTGTAGCGCCAGCTGATGCTTCTTTTATCGTCAAAGTTGCAGCTGATGTACAATGTACTCTCACTAATGTTGCCTTACCAATGTTATTGTTAGAGGCGTTATCTATGTTACTTCCTTTAAGTTCTAACTTCATCTATTCTCTCCTATTGTGACAGTATATCGTCTACAATTTTTTCTAGTTGTCTCTTTGCAGGAGACTTATCGATTTTTGCCATCAACTTAGGTACATCTACGTTACCTCTACGATCTTGTGCGAAGGACATCACTTTGTCAACTTCTTTTTTCAATCGTGGAGGTAGTCGTCTATAAGAGTTTATCTTCTTATAGTCGTCTTTACGCTCCAGTATCTGGTTGTTCAGTTGGCTGAACGCTATCGACATTCTCATCTCCTGATGTTTCAGCAGGTTGTTCTGCTGGTGTTTCTACTTCGTCCGAACTTGCAACAAAAGTTTTTGCAAGGTCTTTTCTTTTCGTATCCAAAACATCACCAACTTTATCTGTCAATGCAGATTTAAATTGAATCTCTGCTTCTAAATTATCGTCTTTATCTAAAGCATCGATCATCTTACTTACTTGTTCACTCATAATTTCTCCTTAATAATTTTGGGCTTCATCATTGTATGGATCTTTGATGATGCCTTGATCAATTTCTTGTTTAATCTGTTCTCTTTGTCTTTCGATTTCTAAGTCTGTCATTCTCAATACGTTTTTAAGAACGTAGTCCATAGAAAAAACTTTACCAACCATTTGGTTCTGGAACAAGTCTTGTGCTTGTTGTAACCTTGAACCTCTGATCTCTTGTTCTTTCATTTCAGAGAAGTAACCATCTTGCATGAAATCGTATTTGATGAAATCTGAAATATTATTCCAGTCATCTTCACTCACAATACCTTTTAAGATAACTTGTGTTTTTAATGTATCAGAAAACAGATGTATAAATTTCTTTCTTAGTCTTCCAATATATTTCGTAAACTTAATCTCATCTCTGGACACCTCAGTTGCTTTACCTAATTGTAAACCACCTTGTGCTTCGCTGTCCATACGTGAGTAAGGTACGTTTAGAGCTTGATATAATTTCTTTTGGAAATATCTAATGTCTTCAATCTCACCTAAGTTTGAACCACCAGGTAAAGTTGTAATGTCAGTTCCTCTGCCACCTTCTCTTGTAGGTAACCAGAAGTCTTCCAACATAGACATATAGTTTCTATCATCTCTAATCTCACCAGTTGATGCATCATATACAAGTTTGTTTCTGTATCTGTTCATCACATCTTTAAGATATTGCTCTGCTTTAATCTTTGGTAGATTACCAACATCAATCTTAAAGATTCTTCTTTCTGGTGCTCTGGATATTCTGTAAATAACCAAACTGTCTTCAATCATTCTTAATTGATTAACAGGCTTGATAGCTTTATGCAAGTGTGATAGTATTACATTTTTCTGTTGATCAACTAATCCTGATGGACAAAATGATATTGCGTCTGGATGTATTCGAATACCACCAGTATTCATTGAACCACCAACACCCTTTTCGTTGTACACATAATACTCTTTGTACTCCATTGGGTCTGGTGCATCACCAGGCATTTTCATCTTGCCGTCTTTTTTCTTAATCTCTCTAATCTTTTTAATTTTACGAGGATCGATATATCTAAGTTCTTTGATACCATTTTTAGGTTTTGTTGGATCAATAACTTTGTGATAGAACATTCTACCATCTACATACCAACGTCTGAATATGTCATGCCCTTTTTCTTCAAACTCTAATAGACGTAATACTTCGTCAAATTCTTTTTGAATTTTCTTTTTTAAGTCTAATGAAAAAGTCTTAACACGATCTAAGTTGATACGTACAGGTGGTTCTATTTCGTCTGAGACAATAGCCTCGTTTACGATATCTTCAATTGCTTGATCACACTCAGGTTGAATAGCAACTTCTCTATATCGTCTAATTAAATCTGCTTCATCTTTGATCTTACCTTCAATATCAAGGTAATGACCAATATGACCACCGCCACCGATGACCGTTTGTGAACCGTCATCTACGGAAGGCAACGTAAAGTCTTGTGACGTTGCCTTCTCGTTTTTAGATCGGGTAATCTTAAAACCAAATAATTCTGCCATAATAATATTTATACCCTTTTCTGAAACTACTTATTAAGTAGTTGTATTACTTTCCCAATACTGATATCTCCAAGTACATACAAATTCCTCAACTGCTGTAGCTGCATCGTAGTTTAGATCGATCGCTTGCAACGCTTGAGGGTACATACCTCTAAATGTGTAAGATTTGATCGTATTACCATTTCTGTCTAAATGATCAACAAACGCATCCACTTGATAATCAGTTGGATTTGTAAGTCCTTCATTGTCAGACATATTGTTAATACCGTTTGACCATCTCTCAATCGCATTTCTGATTAAGAAGTCAGTATCATTTAATATAGTTGTATCCCATGTTTCAAACTCTCTATCGCCTGCAACATAGATATTTCTTCCTCTGAAAGGAATAATAACTTCACCAATAGTTGATGCTGGTAAAGTAGTTGCACGACATAAGAAAGCCATCGCTTCAGTCTCGCCACCTACTTGTGCGAAACCTGGGAAAGGTAACGTAACTTTGAACTGATTAGCTCGAGCTCCGCCGCCTTTTAATTTAGAAACGAAATCTGATATGTTTGCCATGATTATGCTCCTACGACTTCACTGAACGCTACGCCAGTTCTTGTTGCGACAAAGTTAAGTTTGATAAAGTTGATACTTCTTGCAGGTTTGATAAAGATATCTGCAACAAATTCATTTCTATCGATAACTTCGCCAGTGTTGTTAGTTTCGTCAGCTACCACTGCAAAATCAGTGATACCTCGTCTACCTTGTACATCTCTTAGGAAAGGTTCTACAAGATTTCTAAATTGTGCTCTAGTGAACTCATCATTGAACTCAAATAGTTGGAATTTAGCAGCTGTAGATATAGCCTTTTCTAATGTGATGAATAGTCTTCTTACGTTGATTCTATCAAACGCACTTGGTTTTGATAACGCTGTTTTGTCTCCAAACAATACAATACCTTGACCAGGGAATGAAGTTACAGGATTTATTCTTTTTCTGTAAAGAATATCTCTCTGTGCCTGAGTAGGATTGTATGCTAATTTTAATGCGCCTCTGATTTGACCTCTGTTGAAACCACCTGGTGAATACCAAGGATCTGCAACTAAGTCAGTTCTAGCACATAAACCAGCAACATCACCATTCAAAGGTACAAATCTGTAAACGTCATTGTACTTATCGAATTGGTATTTGTAGCCTGAATCAAATACGGCATATGAACTTGATGGTAATCCATCAGCGAAAGCCGCAACGTTCTCAGTTTGCGTGACAGGATCAGTAACATTTACGATGTCTGCTCTTGCAGGTGAAATGAAAGCAACGCAATCTTTTCTTGCTTCTGCAAGATCGATAAGCATAGTTGCCTTTGTGTCACCAGTTGCATCAGCGTCAGTTTGTGATGGTCCACCGATAATGAAGTTAACGTCAACTGATTCAGCATCAGCAAACTTGTCGTATGCTAATTCTAACTCACCATTTGTTGGAGCGTTGTCGCTTGTTCCACCAGATAGTGATGCTTTGAATACTGCTGATCCAGAAGATCCTTCGTTATCAAATGCTTGACCAACTACTGAAGCACCTGCGTTTGCAAGTGTAGTTTCATGGTCCATCCAGTAAATGTACTCTGATTGATTGTATAAAACATCAACGTAGTAGTTTGTTCCGCCTTGTGCGTTTTTGGCATCTGATCCTTGAGATAAACCTTCGTATTTCTCTAAGATAGCACCAGCAACACCAGTGATTCCACCATCTTCGTCTACAACAACAAGGTGTAGTTCATCATTTGAACCACCATTGTCAGCTGCATATGCAGATGTTCCTGGAGCACCGTCAAAAAGATAGTAATACTCCCATCTTCTTTTGATTCTAGCGTTGTCTACAACATCGTCTTTTAAACCAGTTTGACCAGCTGATAAACCATTCGGATTAGAAGGGTTTACTCTAGCGATCGTTAAAACATGTGTATTGATTGCTGTTACTTTATAGAACTCGCCAGATGGTGCAACGTTAAAGTTTGCTGACGCATCTCCGAACTCAATAATGTCACCTACTGCAAAACCAGTACCTGCATCAACTGTAACTGTAGTTGCGCCTTTTGAGGCTGCACCATTTACAGAGTTTGCACTAGCTAAAGTTTCTTCGTAAGCAGAGCTTTTTGTACACATGGATACCTTGAGGTTGTTACCCCAAGTGCCTGCAGTTCTTGCTGCCCAGCTTCCCACTGAGGCAGAACCGTCGGCGTAATTGTTAGTATAATGATCAGTGTTTTTAATCTGAATACCTGAACCGCCTGAGGCTGCGTTCAAGTTACCAGTAACAGCTCTGACCACTCTTAATGCGTTTCCGTACTGTAGAAAGTTGGTTGCACTAAAAAAATATTCGAATGTAGAAGAATCTGGTTTACCAAAAATTCTTACATATTCGTCTTCACTAGAGATCGCAGTGATCTCATCCATCGGCCCTTTTTCACTAACAACAGAGATTCCAGCTATTGATGTAGCTACTGCTGGAACAACGTTAGTTAGGTCCTTTTCAGTTACGAGAACACCGGGTGATACTAAAAATGCCATTGTCTGTTCTCCTTTTTAATTTCAATTGAAATTGTACTACTATTTATAAATCTCATAAATTAGAAACCTTTTCGGACAACTGGCACCCATTTTGTCCCATATTCGTCAATTGTTTCTTCATCATCTGGTGCATCGATCCCATTATCGACAAACCCAAATGGCGCCATATCTTGTTCAATTAAATTCTGTTGTTCTTCAAATATTCTACTTCTTAAATCATTGTCAGTCAGTTCTTTAAAATATGTTTGTGTTGTCAACCACGCAAATAATAATAGACATGCAACTAAGTCGTCTGAACAACCATCGTCTGCTTCATACTTAGATTTACCTTTCAGAATATACGTTGATAATTCTGATATAATATCGAAATCATTTACAAGTAACTTGTCTGTTTCAATCATTTGTTTTAAATTAGAACATGCAACTTTCTTTACAGCTTTGGTTGTACGAACACCCATTTGTGAACCTGAACCAGAGAAACCTGAACCTGCGATTTGTCCTGCACGTCCACGTTGAGAAACCATAATTAGATTATCATATTCTAAATCAAACTGTAATGTATCAGCAACTTGTCCACCAATATCATTTACCTCAACTAATACCTCTGCATGATTATAATTCTTTGCAACTTCATTAATGATATTAGGAAACACCAAAGGTTTAACTTCGTTGTTTTTATATTTGGCAACAATCTTGTATGGCATTGCCGTTGTATCAAATACAATAAATGCTGAGTTATCATTGAGATCACCACGAGCCACGTCAACTGTAACAACGTAATGATGGTTCTCTTTTACTTCTTCAAAAATATCCAAACCTTTGTTTTGTTTCATAGGTGGATTGTGTGATAAAACTCTTAACTTAGATGCACTGATAAGTGTATCGATAGAACCTAAGAACTCACATTCAAACTCTGTTCTAAACTGAGTTTCACTTGTGTTCTTAATTGTTTCTTCTTTCCATTTTTCATCTCTACCTGGTACTTCACTCCAGTGTACTTCAATATTAGAAAAACTGTTATTACCATTTACGGAATCATTCCAAAGTTTGTAGAACATATTCATACCATGTGGTGTAGATACGATCATTACCTTAGATGATTTACCAGAAGAAATTGTAGGATAAACTGAACTAAAGAATTGTTCAGCAATATTGTTTGGTACGAACGCAAACTCGTCAAGGAAGATGATGTTAAATGAACCACCTCTAATCGCACTTGACGATGTTGAAGCTGCAATGATCTTACTATTGTTTTCTAATTCTAAAGAACCTTTGTTCCAGTTGATTACACCTTGTTGCATCCACTTTGGTAAGTTTTCATATGCGAGTTGTAATCTACCTAAGATATCTCTAGCAGTAGATGATTTGTTAGCAAGAATTGCTACGTTTACGTTGTCGTTAAAAATAACATAGTGTAATAGATAAGAAACAATCGTTGTAGATTTACCTGACTGTCTAGGCAGTTTACATATTGTAAATCTGTCTTGGTGAAATGTACTCACCATTTCTTTTTGAAACTGCCACATTCTAAATGGAACTAAACCTTTATCGAGTGTGACGATTTTGATATAGTTCTCAATAAAATAGACAGGATTATCCATACATCTCTTAAGCTCTTCAATCCGTTCTTTTGTAAATTCAGATTGTGTGTTTGCTTTTTTGAGATTAGGATTACCTAGGTAAATCTCTTTACTCATCTTTTTTCAACGGTTTCCCTTTAAGAAGTTTATTCAGTTCAGTAGTAGAACCTACAAACAAAGCATTCGTAACATTCTTTGGTGCCTTGTCTGGAACCTCTTTTAGTTTTTTCATTTTCTCTTGTAACTGTAATAACTTATCAGTTACATCACCCACGTTTTTAATTAGTTGACCTGCAACTTCGTAAGCCCTTGGATGTTCGCCCTCTCGTGCTAAATCTAATATGCCGTCAATGGCATCTTGTCCTCGTTCAACAAGATTGTAAAGATTTTCTCTACTGTATTTGTAATCACTGTCTATCTCTAAATTATCTTTAGGTCTAGGAATCTTTGGACTGTTTGAACCATGGTCCATCTTCGCAGGTAAGTCAGCGATTTCTAATACTTCGTTTATCTTATCATCAGTTTTTGACATAATATATTATTACTCATCAGAACCAGTCGCAGGATTAAAGTCTTTTGCATCTTGGAAGAAAGAAGTTGTTTCATTGAAACCAAAGTTATCGTCACCATCTGCATCCACTGGATCAGGTGTAACTGTATATCTTTGTTCTCTCTTAGGTGTATTCACAGGCATATCAGAATATTGATCGACCTGAACAGACTTAATAACTTTCTGACTTGTCACAGGACCATATAGATAATTCTTTGTTGTGAAATTTAAAGTATACATTAATACACGTCTACTTGAAAAATCACCTTCGTAACTATCTTCATATGTTACATCATTTAAGATAATTGGTACATCTCTTACAATGTCCATTGTTGGTCTTAAATTTAGTGTGACAGTATAGTCTGGTTGAAAGTAAGGTAATATTTGTTCTACAATTTGTAAGGCATCATCTGAATTTTTTGCCATTGCATACAAAGTAAAACCAATATTGTAAGGCACAGGTTGATATTGTGACATCATATTTTTGTCATCACCACCTCGTGTCTTTTTAAATTTTGTAACTCGGTTTAGTTTACGAGTTGAATCATAAGTTAGACCAACCATTTCAAAACCTAGTCTTGGCAATGTGATCGCAGTTTTTCTAGGTGAGTTTGCTGATCTAGTTGGATCCTCATCTATTCTTGCGAGAAACTTTTGTTTAGGTCCATATGCTAATGGCACCTTCATTCTCTGTATCACTTTACCTTTGCTGTCTTTTCGAACAACATATAAATTGTTGAACAGTGAGCCAAAAGCAACAACTGTCTTTCGAACAATTTCGTGGTAAAAATTATCTGTTAACATATTTTAATCTCCTAGTTCTATTTATATATCTATTTTTTAGGGTCACCGAACGGGTTACTCTCTGTAAAATCAAAGATATCTGGTTCTGAAGTAAAGTCATTTTCTGCTTCATCAGCGAACGTTTTATTTTGTGCTTTTAGATCATTATTATCAGTGATAACATTATCCTCTTGTAATAGATACATGATCTCACCAAGATCATCTTCAAGTAAGATATCATCACCAGCATCGGTATCTGTACCAGCAACTGTTCTATCTAATACTAAACTATCACCTGCGTTTGAACCATTTTCATCTGTACCATCTAACGTTAACATTGCTAGTGATGGTGATTCTAATACTATTGAACCAGTTGTTCCTGTACCAACCTCTAAAGAGAATTGATATTGTAATAAGTCTAGTGAACGTGCTGTTTCAACAGCATCAACTTCAGCAACATCTGTATTAAATTCTTCTTGGTTGTATTCAAATGTAGTACAACGTAATTTGTATAATGGTATATCAGCAATCTGATAGAATGGATCTTCATCTTCAACAAACTCAATTTGAAACATTTTCTTAAAGAGAGGCATGTAGATAGCATCACCTTCTTTAGGTCTGTTAATATTTAATACGTTTGATTTCTGATCAACCAATATATCAAAACGTCTTTTCGAAACGATCAATGTTACATCGTCTCTTACTTCTAAACCAAATTTTGTTAATTGATCTTGGTCGCCTTCGAAACCTGATACGTTATCTACATACATTTCAATCGTATATGCTGATTCAAATTTAGATGATATCGCATCACCTAATACATCATCTTTAGATACAATCTCTCTAGGTAAATATATTACTTCCTGACCGAACACTTTTAGTTGTTCAATCATCAAGTCTTCATATAAAAACTTTTCCGATCTTGTACCGTGACTGAAATATAAATTTTTGACAGGCATTTAACTACCCTACCATGTAGTCAATTGGCGTTTCAAATGAGGATCTAATTTCTTCTTCGATCTTGTTTATTTCTTCTTGCGCTTGTTGGAATATAACTTCACCATTTAAAGTCGTTCCACCTAACATTTGAACTTGATTAAATTTAATTAAGTTAGCACCCCATTGTCTTTTGAATAATTGTGTGACATATTTTTTAATAAGTATGTCATTAAACACGTCTGTAAAAACTGTTGGGTCTAATTTTCTCCAACATTTAATTAGAATAAACTCACCAGCAGATACATCATTTTCCCAATCCATATCAATGTATAATCTGTTTTTGTGTTGATTAAATCTGATTGGTTTTTCACCTACAAGTATGCTGTCTAAAAAGTCTAAGTGTCTCATTGTCATATCATAATGAAGAACACTTGTCGATGAAAAATCATAAAGGTCGTTTAATCTTAATTGATATCTTACATCAAATAAGTTTAGATTTGATTTGTCTGTAAATGGGAAAACTTCGATAATAGAAACAACACTGTCAGGTACAGGAATGAAGTTATTACCTTCTTTCCATGTTGCACTAACTGTACTATCAGCAGTGTCAGTAACTACAGTATTTGTATTTGCTCTTGCTCGTGTGATATCAGCTTCAGTGATCTGATATTTAAGATACATTCTTTCCACGCCATCGTAATGATATTGTGAAAAAAATTGTAAGGCTTCGTCTATTCTGTCTTCTAATTGATCGTCTTCAACGTTAATTTCGATTACAGGTTTGCCGAGAGCTCTTAAAGCGTATTGTTTTAGTGTTTCTCTAGTCGTTGGGTTTGCCATTATAAACGTCCTTTTAGACTATTTATAAGATGTTAAACCCCTCTTATAGTAGTCAGAGCGGAACCAGAACTGTCTTTTACAACAAGTGTAGCTGTGCTTGGGCCTGTTACAACGCCAGCAAAAGTTACTGCACCAGAAGAATCTGCGATTGCGAAAGAAGCTGTTCCATCGTTTGCTTTAAAGTTTGTACCTAATACGTTAGTTGCAGTTACATTACCTTCTAAGTTAGCAAGTAAAGTTCCTGTAGTGATTGTTAAGTTACCAGTTGATGTGTTTGTAGCAGTTGTAGTACCAACTACGAACTTGTCAGCTGATTCATCCCATGCCATGATGGCATTGTCACCAGTAGAACCTCTTTCGATTAAGATACCAGCGTCATTTGCGTTTGAACCTGCGCCAGAGTTTAATTCTAGTAAGTTGTCTGAAACTGTTGTATTTGTCGTTGCTACAGTTGAAGTCGTACCGTTAACTGTAAAGTTACCAGAGATAGTTAAGTTACCACCAATTGTAACGTTATCAGGTAGACCAACTGTTACTGTAGAACCAGTAGCTGATGTTTCGATTTCGTTTGAAGTACCAGCGATTGTAAATCCGTGTGAACTTGGAGTTGCCGAACCAGAACCCGATGCAACTGTTTTAACAACAGTGTCGTGTAATGATACAGCGCCTGATGATACACCGAAGTCAGCAGATACAAAAGATGCGATACCTTTGTTTGAATCTGAAGCGTCTTCACCAGCAAAAGTAACTGTTCCAGAAGATTCTGTAACGTCCATACCTTCGCCAGCAGTAAATGTGATTGTACCACCTAAAGCAGTTGCAGTTGAATTTGATCCATCTGTAACTGTAATTGAAGAATTAGATAAAGCACTGTTTGCAATATTACTTAAAGTATTGTTTGAAGCATTGATTGTTTTGTTAGTCAACGTCTCAGAACCAGCTAATGTCGCAAAAGATCCATCAGATAAAGCTGTGTTGAACTGAGCAGTTGTACCAGAAACAGTATTGCTTCCTAGTGCTACTGTTTTGTTTGTTAAAGTTTGTGTCGCAGCTTTTTGAACTAGTTCAAAACCACCTGCAGTTGAACCGTCATGTACACGAATTGTATCCAGTTGAGTATCAATTGATATCTCACCTAATGCACCCGTAAAAGAGTTATTCTGTGCTGTGGTTCCTCTTCTAAATTGTAACGCTGTTGGCATTCATTTTCTCCTATACTTATTTATAATAGTTTAGCATTAGCTGAGGGCTCCTAAATCAGTTGTGTTTATCTGATTTGCCGGGTCCATAAAACTATACGTATTTCCTGTTATTGTTATTCCAAATGCGTCTTGGTCGTCTGCTGATGCCTCAAATGGACTTTCGTCTGATCCATTCTGATTAGAATCCTCTGCCAAGTCGTAATCGCCTGTCGATGCTGGTGCAATAGTCAAAGTCGATTCATTCAATTTGTCTGTTGAAACTGTAGCGAAAGATAATGCACCACTTCCGTCAGTTTTTAAGAACTGTCCACTAGAACCGTCTGTAATTGCGGCTGTAGCTGCAGTTGCGAACACAGCAACATTACCAGTTGCGTTCGGGAACGTAATCGTTCTATCTGCTGTTGGGTCTGTTACTGTTAAAGTTGTTTCATGTGCATCGTCTGTAGAACCTTCAAGTGAGATACTACCATTTGACATATGCAAAGATGATATAGATTCTAAAGTACCACCGTTAATTGTAGGTGATGTCAATGTTTTATTTGTTAAAGTCTGTGTTGCTGTTAATAGAGTAATAGCACTAGTGTTTGATAAATCTGTTGATGCGATTGTGATATTGGCTGTACCATCGAATGATTGACCAGCAATCGTTCTAGCATTTTGTAAGGCAGTCGCTGTTGCAGCGTTACCTGTTGCTGATCCAGCAGAACCTGAAACGTTACCAGTTACGTTACCAGTTACATTTCCTGTTAAGTTACCTTCAAAAGTAGATGCAACTAAAGTACCTGTAGTAATCGTAATGTTACCAGTTGAATCTGCTGTGCCTGTTGTAGTACCAAGTGTGAATTTATCAGCACTTTCATCCCACATAATAATCGCATTGTCGCCTGTTGATCCTCTTTCGATAATAATACCAGAATCGTTAGCATTTGAACCAGCGCCAGAGTTTAATTCTAATAGGTTGTCTGAAATTGTAGTGTTTGTAGTAGATACAGTTGTTGTTGTACCGTTTACAGTTAAGTTTCCT